TTACTCCAATGGACTTTCAATACTTTCAATACGACTTTCAAGAAACATCTTGCGATTACGTTGCAACATATCCCACTTTTCATCCATTTCCATCTTAGATCCACCATCATATGGCACAGCAAATCCTTCCATAACAAGAGTATCATTAATACTTCTATCATCAGATTCTGTTATAAACAACTCACCTAGTACTCTACCATACTTACCAACACCATGAGATTTTATGATAAACTCACCATCATTCTCATCTATTATCTCATATAAACGATGTTTGGCTGCTATCCCCAATTCCTTTTCTTCAAGAAACTTCGTCCTTGACTCTGCCGTATCAATAAACATTAATCTAATTCGTTTTGTAACCGATACATCAAATCCCAAATCAATATAAGCATCTAATGTATCACCGTCAACAATACGTTTTAAAATGGCATTATAAGTATACACTATTCTTCCTCATCTGTAGTATCAACTTCTTCAAGAGTACCATCCAAATAATGCATATACGTACCAATAATATATTTATCATTAGATTTTGGAACATCACCTACATGTGGGTGTGTCCAAAATGGAGGAAATATTGCAATAGTACCTTTCTTGGGTTTAATATTAATACCATATTCAGGAAATATAGTTTCACCACCTTCCTCAACATCATTTAAATATAAAAATATAACCAAAAACCTTCTTGCAGATGGGTGATCACCAACATCCACATGATAATTGAAAAAATCTTCCTTTTCTGTACTATATTTTTTAATTCTAATCTCTTCGCAAGCAGCATTTCTAGGGAAAAATGATATATTATAAAATCTACGATAACTCTCAATATAATCATATATCATTGACATAAAGTCATATGAAAGTTTAGATGGTTGGGTGGTTGGCTCCTTACCATCTACTAACTCATTATCAAATAAATTCAATTCTGTGAATTGACGGTAGTCTGGATGTACAGTATTAGTATGATCTGCCTCATTTTCATCAAAGAACTCCACAACCTTATCACACCATTCATCTGGTATTGCATTTTCCCATGTTGAAACAAAAGCCGAATTAGTAGTCGGTTCGATAACCTCAAAATCGTCGGTTGATTCCGTTTCTTCACTTTCTATATTTACACTTTCGTTATTAACTTCAACATCACTCAATTCAACAGTTCCTACTACTTCTTCTTTACTCATAATACTATCTCCACATTTCCAATACGTTTATTATTCCCGACACCAGTATAATTCTGACCGCCAGATTCGTTTGATATATTTGATTGTGCCGAATCCGACACATCATATAATCTCATCTTTGACTTATCAACCCCAACCACAAATCTCTTAGTCATATTTGGATCATTATATCTATTCTTTAATTGTTTAATCATNATTTGATTTAAATCATCCATTTCTTCTGAAGATATTAACGCNAACATCAAATCCGCAGTAGCTGGTAAACCAAAACTTTCTGAAGTATCTTCCAATCCAAAATCAGAAGATACAAACCCCTGTCTGTTCACTTGAGTTGCACTAACCAATGGAACATTATATTCAACAGCAAGTCCACGTAATTCCTCAGCTATAGATTTTACATATGTATATGAATTTACATTACTCCCACCCTTTAATCTAGATGAAGTACATATATTCAGATAATCTATAAAAATAACATCAGGTTTAAATGAAATCTTTAACCACAACTCATTCAATAAATGTTTGAAATGATTCGTGGATGCAGAAGCGGTTGGATACTCCTTAATTATCAACTTTCCAGTTATTTTTGATTTTGCCCTATCAATTCTTTTTGTATATATATCTAAAGGTAACTCTGACAACTTCTGTATAGGTGTATCAAGTAAATTAGCATCAATACGTTCTGCAATCTTTTCTTCTGACATCTCTAATGTAATATACAAAACATTAAACCCACTACATATATGACTTGCAGCAAGATCACACATAAATAAAGATTTCCCAACACCAGTACCAGCCATTGCAATATTTAAAGTCTTTCTAGAAAGACCACCTTTAGTTATCTTATTGAACTTATCAATACCAAATGGTATTTTTTCTTCAACTCGATGATAAAATTCCCACCTCTCTTTATAATCATTAACAAAATCATGTCCAACATTATTATCAAAAGATACAGCAAGAGCCTCAGTCAATATCTTTGGTATCTCCCCTTTATCTTTAGTTCCTTTATCATCATCAATTATACCAATAGATTCTAAAATACCATTATATAATGCCCTTTCCTTACACCATTCCTCAGTAGTATCTAACAAATATTCTAAATCTTCTTTAACACAATCACCTAATACATCTATAACATCCTTTGTAGATGTATAAAGAGATTCGACACCATCCATAGAATCAATTCCTATATATAATGAATTTAAACTTGGACGATTATTATATTTTACAATATACTCATCAACCATGTTATATATTAATTTATATCTATCATCACTAAAATATTCACTTTCTATATATGGTATTACTTTCCTACAATATTCATCATTATTTATCAGATTCTTCAATATTGTCAATTCCGTCAGACTCATCTTCACTCTCTTTATTGTCTAAATATTCATATAATAAAAAATTCAAAATCTTACCAACAACTATTTTAAATTCGTCAGATTCATCTAATTGTTCTATGGTATATTCCGAATTACCAACCAACACATTATATTCAAATTGTATATTTAATCTATCCTCAGTTTCTTCGGGTTCAATACTACCATATTTATAAACAACATCTACATATTCCCCCTTAGAAAGTTTAACAGCATAATAATCAAAATTATCGTTTTCTACAACTTCAAATAATTCTTTAAATTCATTTACTACGTCATCAGATAACATAACATTAGCACATTCACTCAATCGTTCATCCATATCACCCCCATCAATCATTAAACAGATAATCAGTATCTGTAATAAGTTTTTTATTACTAGAAATACAATATTTATTACTTAAAAATGTTAAAAATTTATCAGATTGTAATATAGGTTTCCAAAATTCTATATTATTCGTAGTAGACCCCCTAAACTTTTTATCTACAATCTCACCAGTTTCTAAATCAATAAGATTATACCAACCACCGGATCTCTTTATTATACCACAATCCACCGCCATGTCAAGTAACCCAGACCATCTATCCAATCCATCCTCAAAGGAAACATTTATAGGTATCTTCGATTTCTCTTTAACATACCTAGATTTCTCTATATTAATTATAAAATTATAACCCGTCAGATCAGAACCAGTTTTATCTTGTTGTCTACCAACAATCCATATATTATCGGAAGAATAATATGCACCCTTACCACCAGACACCACTTGTTTTGAAAACATTTCTTGTGTGTCATACGTATGATTAATAACAATCATTGGAATGTCATTTAATGTAAGATGTGGTGTAACCATCCTAAATAATGACTTGAATTGTTTTGCCCTTGTCATATCAGCAGCACTCTTCTCTGCATGGGCATCATCTACCTCTTTTTTCGATGCTAAATTACCAACAGAATCTATCATAATAAATATTCTATCATCACGACTGATTTCCTTCACTTGTTTCATAATATCAAATTTAAGTTCCTCTAAATCTGTAACAGGAACATGCAACACTCTACTCGTATCAATCTCAAATGTATCAAAATATGATTGCGGTGTACCAAATTCGCTGTCATAAAATATACATATAGACTCTTCATACTTATCCATATAAGATTTCATACATAATAAACCAAATGCCGTCTTAAAATGTTTTGATGGTCCAGCAATCATAGTTAACCCAGAACTAAATCCACCAAAAGGACTTCCAGAAAAAGCAATATTAATAGCAGGAACTTTAGTAGTCACCACATCATTGTTATTCAAATAAATAGAATCTTGCAATACAGAAATTCTATCCTGCAACGTGGAATTCTTCCTCATTCTTTCCATTAAACCCATACACAATCTCCTTTATAAAAAATCATCTAAAACATTCCTACGTTCTACTGACCACCCTATAGCATCCGTTATAGTTTTAATTGGATCTAAAAACGTTTTAATAAACTGAAGTTCATAATTGATATACGTATCTAATTTAAATTCTGGTGGCAACACATCCAACATGGATATGGTGTTATTATGAATAGGATTTGGTTCAGATAAATAACAAAATTTTATCTTATCCCCAGATTTTATTTCTTGATATTTACCAACCAAACCAAGTTCTTTCAATAAATGATTATAAAATAAAGCACCCTTTACATGTATAGGAGTACCCTTTATATAAACATCTCTAGAATTATAATACTTATTAATAGCATTAATACCGCGTGGAAATGATATATCCACTATATTCATTTTTTTAAATTGTTCTTTGAATTCGTCAATAAACTCTATTAACTCATCATTGGTGTTAGAAAGAATTATTTTTAAAGATTCTTTGATTTTATCTCTGCAACATTCAGGTGTAGAACTTCTAACAGCCTCTATACCCATCATCTTTAATTTCGGAGTTGTATATCTAACCCCCTCATCATCATATACATTTAATATATATCTCTTCTTTGCAGTCCATATACCAGCATCGGCAATAACTTCACGGGACATAACCATCTTATTTTCATACCCATACATATAATTATACAAGTCTTTATATGCAGATTCTAACATTGGTTCAAACTTATCACCACATATCTTATCTAAAACATCAACCACTTTATTTTTATTAGATGTATCCAATCCCAATTTAGTCACTAGCGGTTTAAAGTCAACATATAAAGAATCAGTATCAATTGCAATCACATAATCCTCAGAACCAATACCCATTATCTTATTAAGATATTCATTCATATATTTCTCCGCCCACTTAATAGATAACTGACCAGACAAAGTAACACCCTCTGCAACTCGTAAATCATAATATCTAAAATAAGGATTACCTAACGCACCATATAATGAATTCATCATAATCTTAATAGCTAATTGCTGATTATGTAATGAAGAAATCTGATTATCCAACTTACCATGTTGAACACCCTCACGTTGTTTTTTGAGTTTAATCATATTCTTCTTAATAACACTTCGTTCAGAATATAATTTATCAATTACAGATGGTATTACCCCAAGAACATCTGTCTTATAATGAGTGCCATTTGCCGCCATAGTAGATTCAGTAGAACCATACTGCCTATCAAAATCCATCATACTTAAACAACTATCTACATCAACACCACTAGTAACTAACGGCAATATAGTTTCGGGTGACATATTATATTGTTGTAATAACATAGGATATAAACTATTCAAATCAAAAGATACAATCCACTCATGTTTACCAATAAATGGGGTTTTAACATACCCACCAGCAAACGTACTCTTTATATTTTCTTTCTTTGGTGGAGGTACCATTTTTTGTGATGATAAAAGCCGATAAATTAATGAATCCCATATTACAGTAGTACCAAACGCAGTTTCATAATTAACACCACCCTTATATGCAATATTAAAACACAGATCCATCAATTGTAATTTAACATCCAACCTATCTACAATTTCAACATCTTTTATATTATAATCAATATATAATTGAAAATTGTTCGTGTATAAATCATGAAGATCAGTATATTCATGATATTGTAATTTACGATCACCAAGTTCGACATAAGCAACATGATCAAGTCTATATGACTCTAAATTTTTATATGTGAATTTACGATATAAATCTATATAATCAATCTGTTGAATACCGTATATAACATAATATGGATGTTCCTTACCCATCTTTAATGTGGTTCTTTGACTAACCATATTCCATGGTGATATCTTTTTCATAAAAGAGTCACTAAATAATCTAATACTACGATTAACTATATATGGTATGTCAAAAAACTTAATATTCCATCCAGTAATAACATCAGGAACATGTCCATCACTTGATAAAAATTTTATAAACTTACTTAATAAATCACCCTCATCATCACATTTAATATATTCTATATCTAAATGATCATGGATTGAATCCTTCACCGAATATTCACCAAACCCAAACACATAGTATATATTTGAATTATCTTTAACTGTTATAGCTGTTATTGGGAATTTTGCTTGAGTCGGATCAGGAAACCCATCATCAGAATCAACTTCAATATCAATATTAGTTACATTAATTAAATCAGTATCAAATTCAATAACACCATCATGTTTATCATTAATATATTGTGATATATAATTACTCATACCATAAACATTAAAACTATCCACGTTCTCATATTTCTTCATAAACTCATGAGAATCTTTCATATTATCAAAAGATAGTTCTGATACAGATTCACCACTAATGGTTTTCCATGGACTATCAGAATTATTATTATTTGTAACATATAACGTGGGTTTATAATATTCTTTATATTTAACCACATTACCACCATCATCGTATCCGCAATATAATATATTATTGCCCACTTTCTCAACAGATGTATAAAAACTCATAATATACCTTATTTAAATTTAATTATATTTTAACATACGCATTAGACCCGCCTTTAGGTTTAATTATATCTTTCTCACTAGGAACAATAATACCAACACCAAATATCTTATTATACTCATTCAATAAATCAACAACAGGATCAACAATAAACGCAACAAATGTCGCATCTACAACAATACTATCTTTTGCATTAGTATAAGGCATATATGGTGACAATCCAATCCTAGCAGTAGCTGTAGTTGGATCTGAATATGATGCAGCCAATTGACATATGTTTTTTAATTCATATGTACCTTCAGACTCTACAATTTCACCCATCAATTCCTCACCAGATATAAACCGTATAACTTTAATATTACTCACTATTTGTTTCTTCGTCTTTTTGTGCGAAATGTACTAACAAACTTTTTAATTTATTTTCAGCATCACTCAATTTCGACAACCATGAGTCCAACTCATCAGTGATGGATGGTTCGCCGAAAGTTTTATCTGATGCAACTGGATTATCAAACAAATT